ATGCAAGTGCGGATTTCAAAGGCGGCGGTCGACCGCATGGCGGCTGGGCAAATTCTTGCCGATAGCGAGATTAAGGGCTTCGTCGCCCGCAAGCTGGATAGCGGCGCGGTGACATTCGGCTTCCGCTATCGCGACCGGATGACCGGCAAGCAGCGCTGGATGGGTCTGGGCGTCCACGGCAACGTGACAGCCGAACAGGCCCGCGGCTTCGCCAAAAAGGCCGCTGGCGAAGTGGCCGACAAACGCGACCCGGTCGGTGAGCAGCGCGAGGCGCGTGCGGAGGCTAAGAAGGCGGCGCAGGCCGAAACCAACACCGTCAACGCGATCCTCGACGATTTCGTAAAGCGCCACGTCAACAAGCTGCGCAGCGCTGACCAGATCACGGCGGCGCTGGATGCCTATGTCAGACCCAAGATTGGGGAAACTTCGATTTACGACCTAAAGCGCCGGCAAGTCGTGGAGATGCTGGACGCGGTTGAGGATAGCGCCGGGCCGGTCATGGCGGATCGTGTACTTGCTCACGTCCGTAAAGCGTTCAACTGGTGGGCGGCTCGCGACGATGATTTTTCATCGCCCATCGTCCGCGGCATGGCCCGAACCAAGCCCAAGGAGCGCGCCCGCAAGCGCGTCCTGACGGACGACGAAATCCGGGAAATCTGGCAAGCGCTGGATACGGCTGACGTTCCCAGCCCGTACCCTCGTTTCGTGCGCTCGATTCTGCTGACCGCCACCCGCCGCAACGAAGCGGCGTATATGAACTCAACCGAGTTTGAGGGCGATAACTGGACGATCCCCGGCAGCCGCTACAAGACCAAGCTGGACCACGTTGTGCCGTTGACGGCGCAGGCGAAGGCGTTGTTGGGCGAAAAGCCGGAAGGCTTCAAGGGCAATTCGTGGTTCATCTTCTCGACCACGGGCGGAAAGAAGGGCTTCAGCGGATTTAGCAAGGCCAAAAAGGCATTGGATGCGGAGATCGCCAAGCGCCGCAAAGCAGACGGGCGCGCGGCGATGCCCAATTGGACTCTGCATGATCTTCGCCGCACCGCACGCTCTCTGATGAGCCGCGCCAAGGTTCCGGCGGACCACGCGGAGCGGTGCCTAGGCCATGTTATCGGCGGTGTGCGCGAAACTTATGATCGTTACGAGTATCTCGATGAGAAGCGATCCGCGTTCGCTGCGCTGGCGGAATTGGTGGACTCGATTCTGAAACCACCCGCGGTAACCGATGGGGCGAAGTGATGGCACCTTTGCCGAAGTCATTTGACCTTGAGGCGATGAGGCTCCGCGTTCAACTTCACAAGGGTGAGCGCGAGGTAGTGAAGCAGCGCTGTGCGGAGATACTGGCCGCAGGCAAGGACCGACCGGAGATCAAGAAGATCGCCGACGAGCTCGCGATGGCTCGGCGTGGCCGACCTGCTACCGGCGCGAAATATTTGTGGCTGGAGATCGGTGATCGAAACGAGGTACTTCGCGACGATGGCGAGAAATATGAGGTTCGGCTTGAAATACTGGCGCGCGAATTCGGGCTGAAGGATTTGTCGAAGATCAAAACCATCCTTGCGAAATATAAAAGGGCAATGGAGGAATATGACGCGATCGATCGTGAGCGCTATGCCGAAATCGATCGTGAGAGCTGATTTCTTATTTTAGGCAACCATCTTCCCCTCCTACTTGGTATTTTAGGCAACTAACCGTAATCGGACGAAAGGGAGATATTGCGTCCACCACCGCGATAACCGCGGCAACTTGGAGGACGTGAATGAACCTGAAAGTTACCGAAGCGGCCGAACATCTTCGGCTTTCCAAATCTACCCTCGACAAACTGCGGGTCTACGGCGGCGGGCCGACCTACATGAAACTGGGCCGCACGGTCGTCTATGCGCGAGACGACCTCGATGCCTGGATGTCGTCACGTCGGCGGGAGTCGACTGCCGCAAACGACAACGCGGTAGCCGCGGGGAGGGCCGCATAATGACCACCACCAATATCCCCACCACAGCCGAAGACACCGCCGCCGTCGTCGGAGCGATGTCGCCAGAAGAACTGCTCCGCGAACTCGAAGACCTGGCGCCTCCGGAGGAGCAAGTCGTGACGGAGGCTGCATAATGGCTGACGACTTTTACATTCGACTGCTCACAAGGCGCGGCGACCGCATCGAGGATATGTGCGAAGACCTCGACCCTGCGGACTTCGGCGGGACCGTGCCGGCAGTTGGTGACCGCTTCGTTCAACTGCTCAAAGGCGGCTGCGAAGGCTATCGCGTCGTTGAACGCATCTTCGATGCCGGTTCGCATTTCAAGGCTGTGAGCCTTGTCGTCGAGCGAACCACCACCGACGACCTTGAGCATCTGCCACGGTTTGACCGGACAAGGTAGCAGCCAAACCACCACCATCGCCTCGGTCATCACTGCGGCCGGGGCGAACTTTCCCAGCAATCAACTAAACGGTTATTAGATGAGGATCCTCGCTTACCGACCTTGCCCAGGCGGTGGGAATACAATTGGGCACGTTGACGTCGAGATCATCGACGGCGTGCGTCTATTTGGGCTGCGCGTGTCGCGTATGCCCGACAAGACGTTTCGTGTTTTCGGACCCAACACCGACCGTGGCGGCAAGGCGATGTCCTTCGATCCGCTGACGGTCGACGCCATCGCGCACGCAACCCTCGACATCCTTGATTTGCACGGACATTCGCACAATGACTGCCGCCTCGCTTCCTGAATCTGTTCCCACCGATCCCGTCCGCACCCATTGCGAGATGCTGCACGGCCTTGCCGATGGCATCGAGGGCGTGTTTGTGGTGTCAGCTTACAATGCCAACCTGCCCAAGGGTGGTGGCACCGTCACGCATCATCGTGTCGGCGATATCGATGGCATGGTCGCCGCCATCACCGCGCACAGCGAGACGCCGGGCGCAAACGTCTATACCGGCTTGCACCTGATGCGCCGAGACATACCTCGTGGCAAGCGCGGAACGGCGGCTGATATCGTAGCCGTGCTCGGCCTTGTCGCCGATATGGACGCAGACACCGGCAACGCCGGCACGCTGCCTTGCGAACCGAGTTACATCATCGAGACGTCACCCGGAAATCGGCAACCCGTCTGGTTGTTCGACAAGCCTCTCACGGTTGCCGAGGCTGCACCCCTCGCTGCTGCATTGAAGCACGCAACAGGCTCAGACCACGGCACGGCCGACGTTGACCATGTGTGGCGCATCCCCGGAACAAAGAACTGGCCGAACGCGGCGAAGCTAAAGCGCGGTCGCTCTCCCGAGCCTGCGGCAGTGTGTTATCTGCAGGAATGGGGTGGCGACCTGACGGGAGTCGAGACCTTCCGCTCGGCGCTTGCACCGTGGGCGATAGCACTGGCTAACGACAGCAAGCCGGTCCAGCTTGGCGACTTGCCTGACGTTGAAGGCGTCCCGGTGTCGGAGAAGTTGGCTGCGCTGTTGGCGGCCGACGACGTTGACAACCGCTCAGACCATGCAGCAGCGGTTGCGGAGCGTTTGGCGTTCGATGGATACGACGCCGAAACAGCCGCGGCACTTTTCCTGTCTGCAAAGGGTAACTGGCTCAACCGCTACCAGAACGAGGAAAGCGCGCGCAGGGACTTCACCCGGCTGTGGGGAAAGCCGTTCTGCACTAAGCATACGGAGATGCGAAGCGCTGGCGCGAAACTGGCAGCATCGCTGAAGCCCGCGAACGATAACTTTGCATCGGACACCGCGCCCATCGACCTGTGGGCACATCGCAAGTATCCGCCTCTGCCAACAGGATTGTTGCCTCCGATTATCGAGGAATTCGCCCGGACACAGGGCGACCTCATGGGCGTCGACCCCGGAGGTCTGGCGATGGCGGCGCTCGCGGTCTGTGCTGCCGCGATTCCAGACAATGTCAAACTGCAAGTGAAGCGTCACGAAAAGTCGTGGCTCGAATCCGCGCGCATCTGGGTTGCCGTGGTCGGCAATCCGTCGACCAAGAAAACGCCTCTTATCAATGCTGCCGCCCGACCGCTGAAGAAGGCGGATGGCGAACTGTTCCGCGTGTATCAAGAGGAAATGCAGCGATACGAACAATTGAAGAAGGTCGACAAAAGCGCTCGAATGCCGAAGAACACGCGGCTTCGGATGGAAGACATCACCATCGAGGCCGCGCAGGAAGTTCTCCGGGACAGTCCGGATGGCGTCCTGTGTCTGCAGGACGAGTTGTCCGGCTGGTTCGGTTCGCTCGATAAGTATTCGTCTGGTCGCGGTGCATCGAAAGACCGCGCATTCTGGCTGCAATCATTCAACGGCGGCAGCTACGTGCTTAATCGTGTCGGTCGCGGTGCCATCATGATTAACAACCTGTCGGTGTCGCTCCTCGGCGGCATCCAGCCCGAAGCGATTAGGTCTATCGCGAGAGACATGCACGACGACGGTCTGCTTCAGCGGTTCTTTCCCATCATGCTAAGCCGCGGTGGCGTCGGTCGTGACGTTGAAACACCGCCTGTTGCCGAGACGTATCATCGACTGGTTTCCCGGTTGAACAAGATGCGCAAGCCCAAGAGCGGGCTTGGCGGCAATGTTGGCATCATGATTGATACGCCGCTGCGATTCGATGACGAGGCGCAGGACTTCCGGCAGGAGGTGACCGAAGAATTCCGCAAGCTGCAGGAAGGTTGGGAAGCGGTCAACTTGAAGCTATCCGCCCATATCGGAAAGTTCGAGGGTCTGTTCGCTCGGCTGTGCGTCCTGTGGCAATGCGCCGAAAGCGCGGATACGGTCCCCGACGCCACCATCAACATCGAGACAGCGCGGCGCGTAGCCGAGTTTATGCGCCGCTATCTGCTCCAGCACTCAATCGCGTTCTACACCGACGTTCTCGGCATATCAGACCGGCAAGACGCTGTGGTGGCGACGGCGGGATTTATCCTCAGTCACGGACTGTCCCGCATTACGGTGCGCGACGTCCGACGCGGAGACCGCATCATGCGGACGATGGACAACTTGGAGGCGCAAGCGGTGCTTGAGCAGTTAGACGCCTTTGGATGGCTGGAGCCAATCCCGACCACACGTCAGGACTCGCAGGCGTGGACCGTGCGTCCTGCCGTCCACACGATGTTTGCGGAGCGAGCGAAGGCCGAAGCCGAACGGCGCACGATGGTCCGAAAGGTCATCGCTTCCGGCAGCAACTAGCCTTGGGAAGTTCCCAAGTGTCACCGACCGTCCATTGCGTACGAGACGTAAAGAATCTTCCTCTCTCTTTTATATATATCTCGTTTTTATACGCCTCACGCGCAAGGGACAGTCTGGACACTTGGGAACGATGGCACGGCAACAAGCCTGTGCCCGGACATACAAGAGTTTGAGGAAACGAAATGCACCACGCAAACGACAACACCCCGCGCAGCCCGGAAGAACATCGGCGCATCGTGGCAGAGCAAGCGACAAGCGGTGAGCGTGCCTATCAGGCCGGATCATGGCCGCAGGGGCAGCGATACCATAAAGCCGGGAACATGCGTCTTCTTGCCGGCCTGGCGGGATGGCAGATCACGAACAAAATGCCGCGCCTCAGTGCGGCGAATGATAATCGGGCCGTGAACGCCGACTATACCGAGATCACCGAGAAGGACATTCTCGACGCCGACACCATCGTCGCGGCGGTTGAGGCTGAGAAGACCGAGCCCGGCAAGCACTATCGCGAAGAGACGCAGGAAGTGTACGTCATCACCAAGCGGGATAAGAATGGCGAGCCTATCAAGGGCGAGTGGCGGCCCATCGTCGGAGTGACAGGTTCCGACCGGCGACATTCCGCAGCCGCACCAGACTGGTCCGTGGATGATACGGCGGAAGAGGACAAGGTTGCGGCCATTATCGATTGCAAGCGCGTCCGTGCTCGCCTTGGCCCGGCTGTTTGTACCTTGCTTGACATGGCCGCCAGTGGTGCCACCACGACCGAGATTGCCGAGACCTTCAGCATGAGCCGCGCCAAGGCCGAGAAGTATGTCGACGCGGCAATCGAAAAATATTTGCAGGTTGCCGCCTAAAAACTGAAAAAATCCTGCCCCTCGCCACCAATATACGAGGGCACAGTAAATTAGCGGAATTATTGCTCAGCAATTTCATCCCCCTCGGGCGCTATGCCGAAGGGTCTTCGGGGCGCCCAAACAGCCGCTCCCCGCCGCGTTGGGCATCGGGAGCGGCACCTTTTCACCAGCATCACATACGGTCGAATTGGCTCCGCGTTCCAGATTCGAAGACCTATATCCGCAGATCCGTGATCTGGTCGCTTCCGGCGTATCCGCCCGGCAGGCAGTCATCCGCGTGTCCGGTGCTGATGCCAGTGCGGCATTCACCCAGTACCTGAAAACTCATCCGGAACGTAAAGCCGAGATTGCGGCGCTTCGTCGACCGCAGGGCAAACCAAGTTTCGATCGCATCGCGGCGAACTTCACCGCAATGCTAGGGTTGATCGCGGAAGGCCATGATGCCGTGTCTGCAGGCAAGATTCTCGGAATCAACGGCGACCGCCTGACCGCCTATCTTCTGGAACATGAAGACCAACGCCCGGCATACGTCGCAGCAATGCACAAGCGCGCGAAGGTTTTGGGCCTGCGCAGCACCACTAGCACGGTACTTAAGCGGCGGAAGCCTTTCACCGACGCCGAATTCGATGCTGCTCTTGCGCTGATCACGCGCTCGACTGCACCGGACCTTGCTACAGCACTGCGTCGTGCGGACTTGCCGACGAACGGATCGCTCCAACGGCGCGCTAGGAAGGATCCACAGTTTCGCAGCCGCTTAGATCGAGCGTACAGCGCGCACGCGGCCAGCACAAACTATCTCCGCTATATCCGAGACCCGGCCGAGCCGCGGCTTTTGCTCGCATCGCTGTTGCGGGACCCGACCTTCGCGGCGGCGTTCAAGAAGTTCGGCAAGCTGCACGAGGATCGATACGACCTAGCGCAGGAGTACGTTCTCGCTGTGCTCGAAGGCCAGGACGTGAAGCAGCCCGAGACTATCAAGGGCATTCGTCGGCGAGCGCTTCTAGACAGCTTCCGTTTTACATCACTCGACGCGCCGGCTCACGACGACAGCGAGCGCGAAACATTTGGCGACACGCTCGCCGCACCCTGCATCATATCGCACTACTGAGACCCACATGACCATTAAGGTGAATAGCCCGGCTGTGTGGCGCAGCAGGCTTGTGAAAGTTGCATCCATCGAGGGCAGCACAGCGGAGGTGGTCTGGTTGGGTCGCGATGGCGAGATCGAGGTGCGCACCGTCTACGCGGGCGAACTCGTGAGTTTCGAGGACGCAATGCATCCGCAGTCCAACTGGGGCGCAGCGGTGGAAGAGGAATCAAAAATTCGTTCATGGAGGGCCGCCGACTGATGGCTGCTAGAAGTTGGGACCAATTCGACGCCGATCTTGCGGCAGGTCGCCCATCGAACCGGGCAGAGCGATACGAGATCGTCACCCGCGATTGCGATAGCACAAAATCGCTTGAGCAGGCCGCTGCCGCAAATCCCGGTGTGCGCGTGACTCGATATTCGCCGGGCGTTGCGTGGAAATGCACCTTCCTCGGCGGTAAGCCGGACGTACCAGCGCGCGGGCGCGTGATCGACGTATTGCAGGCTGGTGCCTCTGATATGCGTGAGGCTGCGTAATGGCGTGGTGGTCTCGCAAATCGGTCCCGGTGTCCGAAATCAAATCCGAGCTAACCGATCCGACGTCAGATAGTTGGGCCGCGCTGTGCGATGCTTTTGCCGTGTCGGCGTCTGGCGTCAGCGTTACCGTAGACAGCGCCATGCAGGTCACGCCGGTCAAGGCCGCGGTCTGCATCACATCGGACTCCACCGCCGGAGTGCCGTGCAGATTGTTGCGAGATGACGCCGACGATTCAGAGCGTGCCGCGAAAGATCACCCTGCCTATCATCTCGTGCATGGTTTCGCTAACGAATGGATGTCGTCCGGAGAGGTTCGGCGTCGCGTAACACAAGATGCCATCCTGTTCGGCGATGGTTTTGCGCTGGTAACGCGCACCACCGGGCGTCCTGCCGAAATTCTCTACACGCCTCGCAGTACGGTCGTGACCGAGTATAAGCCCGACGGCGAACCGGCTTATCGTATCGACGGCAAGGTCTACGGCCCACGCGATGTAATCCATCTGCAAGTGCCGAATCCGACTGACCCGCTGCAACAGCGCGGCCTTGGGTTGCTACAAACTGGCCGCAACGCTATCGGCTTGGCGATCCTGCTTGAACGTAACGCGTCCCAACTGTTTAAGAACAACAGCAGACCCGGTGGCGTGCTTTCGTTTAAGGGTAGCCTTAATGCTACGGCGGCAGGTCGCATTGCCCAGATGTGGCGATCGGCGCACGGCGGCGACAAGGCCGGCGGCATTGCTGTCATCGATAACGAAGGCTCTTACTCGCCGATTGCCTTTAGCAGCGTCGATAGCCAAGCAATCGAACAGCGCGCATTTGTCGTCAGTGAAATCTCGCGATTGACGCGAGTACCGGCCACGTTGTTGTCGGACATGAGCCGCGCGACGTGGAGCAATAGCGTCCAACTCGATCTTCAATTCGTGAAGTACGGTCTACAGCCTTGGCTTCGTGCTTGGTGCGATGCCTATGCCCGCACGTTGTTGTCTCCCGAGGAGCGGACAACGATGCACTTCGAGTTTGATCTGTCACAACTGCTAATGGCCGATCCTGCCGCACGCGCCAATGCGTTTGCACAGTATCGAGCGGCCGGCGTGATGACAGCCAACGATGTCAGGCGCGAGCTAAATCTCCCGCCACTCCCAGACGGCGACGTGCTGGCGTCACCGCACGTTCAATCCCCAGCGAATGACAATCAACCTCCGAAGGACCAAGCAGCTTGAAGACCGACCACGGAAGCGTCTTTGAACTGGATATCAAATCAATCCAGGAAGACGGCACCTTCACAGGATATGCGAGCGTCTTTGACATCGTAGACTCGCATAAGGATATCGTCGTCAAGTCGGCGTTTAAGAAGTCTCTCGCGAAGCGGCCCGCAGCTAAGGTCAAGATGCTGCGAGAGCATGACCAATCGGAGCCGATCGGCAAGTGGTTGTCGCTAGTCGAGGACAATCGCGGCCTTAAAGCTACTGGCCAGATCATCCTAGATACCACGCGCGGTGCAGAGACCTACAAACTGATGAAGGCGGGACTGCTCGACAGCTTGTCGATCGGCTACCGCACCGTCCGTGATCGTATCGACCGCACCAAGGGCGCGCGAGTCCTAGAGGAAGTAGACCTCTGGGAAATCTCTGTGGTCACTTTCCCCAGCAATACCGAGTCCACCGTCACGGCGGTGAAATCAGAATCCTCGACGCAATTTCGGGCGTTGGTCGAGGCCATCAATCACGCCCGGAATTCTCTTACCAAGTAAGGATCCATTACTTCATGACTAAGCACTACCAACTCGAAACCAAGTCCGCCGCCGAACTTCCCGCGGAAGACGGCGTCGCCGAGGTGAAGACCGCTCTTGACGCGCTGACTGCCGACGTCAACGAAAAGACCGCCCCAGTCGCTGACATCGTCAAGCGTCTTGATGGCATCGAGGCCAAACTGGCCCGCCCTGCCATTCATACGAAGAAAGACGACGAACCGTCCGACGAGCGCAAAGCGTTCAACGGCTATCTTCGCCGCGGCAAGGAAACGCTTCAGCCGGACGAAGTGAAGTCGCTGCGCGTTGCTGACGATAGCTCGGGCGGCTATCTGGCACCCGCTGAATTTAGCGCCGAAGTCATCAAGGGCATTGTGGAAATGTCGCCGATCCGTCAGGCGGCGCGTGTTGGTTCGACGTCAAGCGGCGAAGTCTTGCTGCCGAAGCGCACCGGCCGTCCCACCGGTTCGTGGGTTGGTGAAACCGATACCCGCACCGGCACGGAATCGAGCTATGGGCAGATTGAGGTACCGATCCACGAAATGGCGTGTTACGTCGACGTGTCGCAGCGCCTGCTTGAGGACGCCGCGGTCAACGTGGAGTCCGAAGTTGCCTCCGACCTGTCCGAGGAATTCGGTCGGCTTGAAGGTCTCGGCTTTTCGCAGGGTGATGGCGTAAAGAAGCCCGTGGGCATCATGAAAGCGGCTGGCGTTGCGTATACGCCGACCGGCAATGCTTCGACGCTCGGCACCGCGCCGGCCGATACCCTGATCGACTTGTTCTATTCGCTTCCGGCGTACTACCGCAATCGCGGCGTCTGGTTGATGAATTCGAAGACGATCGCTGCGGTTCGGAAGCTGAAGGACGGCTCGACCGGTGCCTACTTGTGGCAGCCTGGCCTTGCTCAGGGCGATCCGGCCACCATTCTCGGCCGCCCGCTGATCGAGGATCCGACCATGGATGACATCGGTAGCGCTGCGGAGCCGATCCTGTTCGGTTCGGTCGCGGATGCTTACCGCATTTATGACCGTGTCTCCTTGAGCTTGCTTCGCGATCCGTACTCGCAGGCTGCCAACGGCCTGGTGCGCTTCCATGCTCGCCGTCGCACCGGTGGCGCTTTGGTGCTTGCGGATGCTGTCCGCAAGATCAAGTGCGCGACTTCCTGATCGCAATAGCTAACGGGTGGCCCATCGCGGCCACCCCATTCTCTCATTCAAAAAGGAAATACTAGATGCGCGATATCGCGAATAACATTGGCGTCGACCAGACGCTTGCTCCGGTCGATTATTCTGCGACCACCAAGGGCACGGCGGTCGACCTTCAGGGCTTCAACTCTGCTGCCGTCGTCGTCAATACCGGTGCGATCACGAGTGCTGGTCTGTACGTTGTGAAGGTGCAGGAGTCGGACACGACTACGGACGGCGACTTCACGGACGTTGCGGCCGGCGATCTTGTCGGCACGCTTCCGGCCAGTCTTGCGGCGACCTCCGTCTACAAGGTCGGTTATGTCGGCGGCAAGCGCTACATCCGCGCCGTCATCACGAAGACCTCCGGTACGTCCATCGTTGCCGGCGCCATCGTGGTGAAGGGCAACGCGGCGGACAAGCCGGTCGCTTAACGAGTATGCGGCGCGCGACGTGGATGTGCTGAAACGCGCGCCGCAAGGGGGAATCCGCGACGGCGGATTCCCCCGCCGTTTCTGTAGGAGACGACATGCAGATCAGAAAGCCAATCGAGATTATCAAGATGCTGCTGGCGTCACGCGGTGCCGATGACAGCCTAGCGGAGCAATTGATTGACGCTCTGGAATCCTCGGGCTGGTACTTCTGCCACCGTGCTCGTTAATGCCGTTCGCTGCTCCCAGACTCTGCACCTGTGGCCGTATCGTTCCCGCTGGTAAGCGGTGTGAGTGCTCCATCAAAAGGAAGGCCGATGCGGATAAGCGCAGGCCGACAGCGCAGGCTAGAGGCTATAACCAATCATGGCGTGAGGCTCGCGCTGATCATCTGGCTGCACATCCTAACTGTGTTCGTTGCGGTGGACGCGCAACACTGGTCGACCATCGCATTCCGCATCGCGGCGATATGAAATTGTTCTGGCGTCGCGACCTGTGGGACTCGATGTGCACGTCATGTCATTCACGATGGAAGCAGCGAGAGGAACGCAATGTGTAGTACGTGCCAACGCATTCGTAAGGCAGCCTTCGCGGTCATTCGCACGGTGATGCCCAAACCCAAGGACGAGAACCCTGATACCGATTGAACCATTCGACGCTGAGGTCGAAGTCGTCAACGAGATCAACAAGCGAGTTTGGCGACCATGCCGCGTCGTCGGCATCAAGGATGGCAGCCATCGCTTTGAGCTGATCGTGCTCTATCCCTTCGACGATAAAATGATGTGCGCCATGTCATGCGATGATGTGCGCATCAGACGCGCACAGCCGCCCACTGGCACGCCTTTGGAATGATGGCACCGCGTTGCGTCTCGCTTCAAGCGTCGCACCACGCGCCAAGGCTGCCGCAGCGTCAGGCCACCCGGGCGGTGGGTCGAGACTTCGGCCGGCGTCCCTTCTACCGGCGGCCACCAAGCGGAGAAGAGAGCCAAGAATTGGGCCATTCCCTAAAATAGGATTTCACCTCAATGAGCTACGCCGAGTTGGCCGATTTCAAGGCCCATGCGCGCATCGATTTCGACGATGACGATACGCTTCTGCAATCCTACCTTGACGCTGCGACCGAATACGTCCGCGGATTCCTTGCCGACGATCCCGAGGCCGACAGCCCGCCTTCCGACATTCCGGACGACGTGAAACAAGCCACGATGCTCATTGCGTCGGCATGGTACGAGACGCGCGAGTCCACCGCGCCGGACACCCTGCGGGAGATTCCCTTCGGCGCACGCGATCTGCTCAACCAAGTGCGCGGCTGGACCTTCGGATGAAGCACCAGGCAGGCCGCAAGGCCACACCACAGCCGATCGCCGACGCCATCAGGACGGTGCCGCAACCTCCCAAGCACTTTCCGCCGGCCGCGAAAGCGGAGTGGAAGCGGGTAATGCCCGTGCTTGTCGAGCGGCGTGTTCTATCGGTCGCGGACCTTCATGCAGTGGAGCGTTTCTGCGAAGCGGCGGCCGACATCGTCGACGCTCGCGCGGCTATCGCTCAGTACGGCGCTTATGTTGAGAATAGGCTCGGCGAACTGAAGCGCAATCCGGCGTTCGCGACGTTGCGCGAGGCCACCGCAGAGTCACGACGCTGGGCGGCGGAGCTAGGCTTGTCACCATCGTCGCGCAGCCGTGCAGGCGTTCACGAAGATCAAGATGCGGATGACGACAGCCCATTGTCTATGTGATGACTGCCAAGAGTACATTTCCAGATTGGATATATGACGGCTCGGAGATCCCCGATCCATTCGGATATGGAGAGCGAGCCGTCATTTTTCTGCGACGGCTGAAACATCCGAAGTCAACGCTGCCGGGCAAGGCGTTCGTGCTTAACCCGTGGCAGGAGCGTGTTGTCCGCGCCATTTATGGTCCGCGGCACGATGACGGCAGGCGCATCGTCAATACCGTCGTCATGCTGCTGCCTCGCGGCAATCGGAAGACCTCGCTTGGTGCCGCGCTGGCGTTGCTTCATACGTTCGGCCCGGAGCGGATGCCCGGTAGCGAGGTGATTTTTTCCGCGAGTGACCGTAAGCAATCCGGCATCGCCTTCAAGGAAGCGCGAGGCATCGTCCAGGCCGATAAACGGCTGGTGAAAGCGACGAAGGTTTACGACGCATTCAACAGTGCAAAGAAGATCGCTTATCCGAAGGATAGTGTTGAGCTTGAGATTATCAGCGCCGATGCTCCATCATCTGAAGGTCGCACGCCTGCCTTTGTGCTCGCAGACGAGACTCATATCTGGCGCGGTAAAGACCTCTGGACGGTCCTGACCAACGGCCTGGACAAGATCGATAACTCGTTGCTGGTCGTTACCACAACGGCTGGCCGCGGCACTGACAATATCGGGTATGAGATCATCGACCGGGCACGGAAGATTGCGCGCGGCGAGATTGTCGACCCGACCGTGTTGCCGGTGTTGTTTGAGGCCGAGCCTGATTGCGACTACACCAGCGAGGAAGTCTGGCGGCGCGTCAATCCCGGCAGCCCGCACGGCTATCCCTCGATTGAGGGATTCCGGCGTCACGTCAAACGCGCGAAGGATAATCCGACCGAGCGGAGCGGCCTGTTACGTTACAAGCTCAACGTATGGCAGGACAGTAGTTCGTCGCCGTTCGTCGACATGCTGGTCTACGACGAAGGCGCTGGCGAGATCGATGTTGCGGCCCTTGAAGGGCAACCGTGCTGGCTGGGCGTTGACCTGTCGTCGAGTATCGACCTTAGCGTCATTGTCGCGTGTTTCCGCGACGGCGACGACTATGTGGTGCTGCCGTTTTTCTTCTGTCCGCAAGACAACCTCCGCCAGCGGCAGGAAGCAACGGGAGCGCCATATCTCGATTGGGTTGCGCGCGGCTTGATCGAGGCAACGCCTGGTAATGTCATTGACTTTCGCCGCGTTGAGGAACGCATCCGCGAATTGTGCGAGCAGTATTCCGTGCAGGAGATCGCCTGCGACCCAGCGATGGCGCGCAATCTGCTTAACAACCTGCTGGAAGATGGACTCCCGGCGATCGAGCACAGGCAGGGCAGTCTATCCATGATGCCCGCGATTGCCGAATTGCAACGAGCTATCATCGGACGGAAATTCAAGCACGGCGGGCATCCTGTGCTGAGATTCTGCTTCGCGAACGTCGAAGCGGAGAGTAATGCCGCCGGACACATCGTCCGTTTCACCAAACAGAAGAAATGGTTGTCGATCGATGGGGCCGTCGCGAGTGCGATGGGAGTCAACAGAGCGTCGGCTGGCGGGAGCGCCGTGGCGACGTCGCTTTACGATTCAGATGATTGGCAGCAAGCCTTGGAAGGATTCAATGCATGACGACGGCAGGTGATCTGCGCGAACGAGTAGAACTACAGTCGCTTGTGACTGTGCCCGATGGCGCCGGCGGTAGTTCGCAGAGTTGGGAAACCGTTCTAACCGCCGCGGCTGCGATTAAGGTGCTCAAGGCCGGCGAGGAAGTGATGCAGGGGCGGCTCGCCACCGAGCAGACGCTAGTTGTTACGTTACGTTGGCAGCCTGCCTTGGCCGATGCGTTGACGACGTGGAAGCTGAAGAACGTTCGCACCGGCAAGGCGTACGGGATTAAGAGCATTACGCCGGACGTGCGTAAGGCTTGGGTTGATATTCTGTGTCAGACGGACGTGCTGTGATGTGTTCGCTTGTATTTCAGACTGCCTGTTTTGTCGGCAGCGTGATCTTCTGGTTGCTCACGTGGAGATCGCTGCGGCGAATGTCTGTTGGCCGAGATGAAAGTTTCACCTCGAAAAACATTTCCTCGGAGCCCTTCGCGCAGACGTAGAAGGCCTTTTTAGCGGTGGCTCCGGGTGCAATCGCGGCATTTCCCATGTTGATTGAGCGCGTGGCTATTTCCTTTGGTAGTGTTGCCTTCATGGCGCTACCGCCAGCGCCATCACTCGCGAATGCGTTATCGTCCGAAATCCCGACGACATATCCGGGGTTGTTCAGTTGAACGCTAGTGAGATGCAGCGGTGACGTCGCCTTGTTGGTGATTGTTAGGGTGATGGCGAACCAGCCGTCATGGCTATGCAGTGCAGAAGCCTTAGAACTCACGTCGGGTAAAAGCTCGGCCTTGCGAGCGGCTGCTGTCTGTCGGGTTATCCAGTATGTGAGCCCAGATATGACTAGGAGGGTGGCCGCCACGATGTTCCCGACAACCGCGGGATTGTAGGACCATCCGTCGTCGCTCATTTCTTCGCCTTCACCACCATCGCCATCATTGCGCGCAGCGTCTAAGACTGCGGCGTGGCAGAACTCAACACCTTGGCTATTTCAGCGAGACTTTCGGCAGGATCAGTTGCGCCACCAAGCAACCCGAGAAGATTTTTCTCGCGCTCTTCATCGAGCACGGCGTGAGCGGCGGCAATCCGCTCCATCTCGCCGGCAAGCTTTCGGTATGTGTCAGCCAGCGCGGTGAACACCTTCCGCTTAGCCTCGTTCGATGCCGTCAGACTGACGGTTGAACATGCGTCGGCGTCCGCGTGTAGTTTGTCGATGAAGGTTCTGATGTCTTGCATGGTAGCAACCCGAATATTCTTCGATTAGCTAAGGTTTCGATTTAACGGCTATTCCTAACTCGACCAACCGCCGGATGGCCTCCGACCTCGACGGCCTGTCCGGCTGACGAGCCGCCCACTCATCCAAGCGCGCCATGAACTCATCGGATAGGCGAAAGGTGCGAGCGGGGTCGGTGCCCGTGGCTGGTCGACCTGCACCGGGGCGTTTTCCGCCGATTGATTTACGTATTGCGTTTTTCACAATTCAGTATTACGTTTTTCAGGCTTGCGACGCAAGCGGCTCGCCATGATGTTACGAGCACCATGACGAGCCTGACCCGAAACGTGAGGTAAGTCATGTCTCAGGCTAACGCCGAGAATAGCACAGTGCTGCCTGTAACCAGGCGGCAAGTTGAGGCGCAAATCACCGCCCTGATTGATCTCCTCGATACACTCGACGCCGATCCCGACGCTGAGCCATCACTCGGATGGACTCAATCGAGTGGCCATTACCTTGAAACGCCCGCAGACCTGCTCGGCAACGCGAATGCTGGCGACGATAGGGAAGATGACGACGAGCGCGAACCATCGGAGGACAGCGAAGCAAGCCTCGGCTGGCGCAACGAAGGATCGCAGACCGGCTATTGGGCCGGTAATCCGCTTGTCGGCATCGATCTGGAAGACGAGCACGATGGCTGCGAACCGGAGGACGACTCGGAGCCGGACGTTGACGACGAACCGAATGGCGGTTGGGAAGGCGACAACCAAGACGCCCGCGACCGGTTCGGTATCGGCATGGGCGGAATGAACGCCACGGGCCAGCTGGCCTGA